CAACAGGAGGAGCGGGACCAACTGGACCTACAGGATCAACAGGAGGAGCGGGACCAACTGGACCTACAGGATCAACAGGAGGAGCTGGGCCTACAGGGCCAACTGGATCAACAGGAGGAGCTGGGCCTACAGGGCCAACTGGATCAACAGGAAATACAGGACCAACTGGATCAACAGGAAATACAGGACCAATTGGACCTACAGGACCAATTGGACCTACAGGTCCAATGGGACCAACTGGACCAACAGGAGGAGGGGGACCAACTGGACCAACTGGACCAACTGGAAATGAATATCTATTTCGCCACAACACTCCTGAATCTTTTGCGAAAGGAAGAAATCCTGGAGGGCAGGTTCTTGATGCTTCAACTAATTTTGGGGTATCAGGTGATTGTTCCTTGTCAGGATTTGTGTACGTTTATGGTGATGGAATAGGCAATTCTATAGAATGTAATGGAGCGGTTTCTGGAAATAGTGAGGCTATTTTTGGCGGGAATTTAACTACCGCAACGAATTTACGTGTTTCTGGAGATGGTGTTATAGGCACAAGTGGACCTGGGAGCTATACTTTACTTGAATTAAACAGTATTTCAAAATGTTTTTTACCCCCTAGAATGACCACTACTCAAAGGAATGCAGTTGGAGGAGGTTTAGATAATCCTCAAACAGGAAGTGTGATATATAATACTACTACTAATCTTTTAAACGTTTACAATGGATCTGCTTGGCTGGCGGTTGGCGCAGTTGCAGAAGGGGCATCTGAGACGGTGGCATTCTATGATGCGTTAGGGGGAACCCAGACAGTTACTATATTAAATGGCTTAATTACTAGTTGGGTAGCATCATAATGTCAAATAAAACTGTAATATCAAAAGATACTTTAATGCCTTTGGGGCTAGTTCTCTCTATTTGTGCTGGAGTAGTGTGGATGATTAGCCAGCTAAACCAAATTCACTATAAGTTAGAGTCTTTAGAGGCACGTATGATTAATGAGTGGACCCAGCATGAAATGGAAGAATGGACTTTTAAACTTAAGTTAAAAAATCCTGCGCTGGATGTTCCTATAGTAGAGCATCGGTAGATGCTAATCTAAAATATTGCCCTGCCTCATTAAACGCAATACTCGCTGAGTGTAGTTAGCTCTAAAGTTATTAAAAGTATTAAGGATATTTTCTATCCTTGTAACCCCAACAAAGCTCACATCGTCTTCTTCTTTGAAGTTGTTAAGTTCAGTTTTTAGCCAAGTTAAATCAGCTATTTCTGACATATTTAATTTGCTTCTAATTTCTTCAATTTCTTTTGGATTTTTCATAATATAGTGACCTTGTGACCTTCTTTTTCATAGTGTCGTTTTCGGGCGTTAGAGTGCTCTCTTAAATATTTTTCCTTATCAAGAAAATCATAGATAAATACTTTGTCTTTAGTCTCATGTCTTCTAAGTGCTCTCCCTAAAGCCTGGATCGTAGCTATTTCAGACTTCATTCCTCTAGCATTGATGAAGTGTGTAATTTCTTCAATGTTGATACCCGTTTGGAGTATTTTTGTTCCAATGAGGACGCTAGAATCTGAATATCCTCTAAATCTAGCAATACTTTGATACCGTTCTCCGAGAGAGTTTGCTCCTTCAAGAAATTGAACGTCCCCGCTTCCAAGTAAGTTCTCCAGGGTTCTTCCGTGATCAAGTGATTTGGTAAGAATAAGTATCCGTGCTCTTTTATTTTTTTGCTTGATTTCATTAACGATCTCCTTGATAATATTATTGCGATAGTCATTAGCGCATATATAGGAATGATAAACTTCTGGGTAGGACATTTCGTCATCAATCCCACTAGCATTATAGGGTCTGTCGATAAGTTGTATAATGGGCTTCGTTAGTTTTCCTGAATCTATTAAACCAGAAGTGTTTACAACTTGCCATACAGGCCCGAGAGCCCCTTCTAGGTTGTATTTGGGGATGGGAGAGGAGGGAGGAGTGGCTGTAAATCCAATGCGATACTGAGCTTCAGGGAAGGACCTGATGGCTTCTAAAGTATTTTTACCGTTTGCAAATTCATGGCACTCATCCACCATTAATACTTGCGCTTTTTGGAGGTGCGTGTCGAGAATTTTTTCAATGCTTTGGACAGTGCATAACATAATATCCCCGTAAATATAACCCTCACCAGAACAAATCCCAATATTATCAAGATTACAATTGTCAGTAAGGAATTCATATGTTTGAGTTAGTAATTGTTTTGCATTAAAAAGTAAGAGCATCTTGTGACCAGCAAGAGCTTTTATAATGCCAGCCATGATTAAAGTTTTTCCTGAACCCGTAGGAGATTTAACTACTCCTCTCTTCTCTTTCAGTGCTTTTAAAATTAGCTCTTCTTGATAATCGTAATAATTAAAATTTTCAAACTGCCAATCATTGAGTGTAAATGATGGGAGGGGAGGAACGTACTGAAGGTTAGGATTGGCTCCTACTTTATTTAGGTCTACCAGAAGACGAGTTAGCAATCCTGTTTTAAAAACTCCCCTCTTGGAAATAAAATGAATTTTTCCATCCCATTGTCGTTTTTTGTATGCCGTAGAGTACTGATAACCTGGGGGCTTTTCTGAATATAGTTTATATAAAGCATCCAAGATTTTTGGATTATCAGTTATAATCCTAGAATTTTGTGTATTTATATGAATCTTCATAGTCTATTATAGAAAAGATCTATGTGATTACTTAGGAGTATTTTATGAGCGAAGAACAAAAACCAAAAGGGCCTGTTAAACCAAAGTTAAGTGATGTCTCTGAACAAGATATCATTAATAAATTATTGGGAAACTTACCTTCTGTAACGGAGGTACCTGTCGAATTGCCGTCTAAAAATAAGTTTTATAGTCTGCCCGATCCAACGAAGCCTATTACTCTTAGAGCAATGACCTTTGAGGACGAAAAAGCGATGATGTCAAATAAAAATGTAAATATAGATGTCCTTAATAAACTTCTGAGTAGATGTGTCTCAAATATTGGTATCGAACATTTGCTGCAAATGGACAAACTTTATCTCATAATGAAATTGAGAGAGCTTTCTTATGGCGAAGATTATAACGCAACCATTAATTGTCCTAATTGTAAGAAAGATAATGATGTTTCTTTTAAGGTTTCACAATTACCCGTGACCTATCTAGAGGATGACGCGACCGACCCTGTAGAGATTACTCTTCCTATATTGGATAAGAAAGTTAAGGTTCGAAGACCTAGGGTGGCAGATGAAAATTACTTTTCTAATGCTGAATATGCTCTTACAAATCTGTGGAGATTTATAGAGGAGATTGGAGGCTACACCCAAAAAACAGTTATTTCTAAAGTGATTTCTCAACTCCCATTAAAGGATGCACATGCTGTAGTGGAAGCTCTTTCGGCTAGCGATTATGGAGTAAATACCAAAGTAAGATTTGTGTGTGATTATTGTGGAAATAATGAAATCATGGAGTTGCCCATAACGGCTGATTTTTTTACCGAGAGTTAAAAGGATCGTTTAATTTAGAGAACTTATTTTTAGAAGCCTATATACTTGTGAAACACTGCCGCTTTTCCTATACTGATATTAAAGAAATGTCTAGAGGTGAAAGGGCTGTTTTTTTACAACTTTATAATAAAGAACTAGCGGAGCAAGATCGTGAACGTAAACGGGTACAGCGTCGTAGATAGAGGAAATCGACCAAATGTTAGCCAAAGAATAGGGCTTCAAGCCTTTTTCATAAATGACGGAGTCTATGTAGATCCCTACGAAATAAGTTCCGTTCAGTTGTTTAAAAGATCCGATACCTTAAGTCCTTTTACTGTTGTAGACCCCGTCAGTGGACTAGTTAGTTCTACCCCTTTGATGACATTTGCTGCCTCTACAACCCCTCCTGCTCAATCCCCTGTCCATTGTATTAGGCCAATGGATGCAACTGGAAATTGCATTGGAGCTTTTAATGAAAGTAATTATAAGCCCTCTGTTACAGCTAGTGGAATTTATAGAATTAATACAGGACAGTATGTTGTAGTTCTGGATCAGATCGTAGGAACAACTACAGGAGTAGGGCTCTCAGGATGGGATTGGGATACTTCTACTGAACTAGCTGCGTCCAGTCTTTCCGCAGTAAATGATTACGTAGATTTATGGACAGTTAAGTTATCTTCAGGATCTAAGTACCAAGTTATCACAAATCAGTTTTCTCTGCATGAGGACACTTTCTTTGCCTTTACCGAACCCCTGCTTCTCACTACTAGTAACAAGCTTCTCAATAAGCATGTGAGGTATGGAGAGGTAATAGATCTTAAAGTTACTACAGAGACCACCATACAGAATAAAAATATAGATGAATCAGTTCAGAATATCTTTAAAGACTCAGTCGTTGCGGAAGCAACCGTAACGATTAAAAAAGTTAATCAAGACCCTACTTTTGATGGGCCATTTACAGTTGTAGCAGGAGAGGATATGAAAATTACAAGCGATAACACTTTAATTTATAATTGGAATACTACCAGCACCATTGGTAGTGGTAGTACAACTTTCGGAAGTCCAACGGGCACGTATAGTGTCCAGGTTGATTATACGGTCCTGAACCAGACTATTAAGAGTCCACTGTATTATCTCACAGTGTCGTAAGGAGGTGGTCAATGAGATAGTCGTAGTCGTACTTTTTAGTACGCATATCGACAAACCGTTTTAAATCGGAACCTTGTATATGAGCTTCGTTCCAATCTTTGGCTTTCGAAGGGGGATGGCAGATGTAGAGATCTGCCATCCTTTTTAATTTTCGGAGGTAATCAAACTTGTTAACTCCCCGTTTTCCAGCGTCATCATTATCATAACCGATAATAATTTTGCCTCTAAATTCTTTTAGAATCTCTACCTGACATTCGGATACTGAGCATCCCAAGGTACATGTAGCATTGATCCCTTGAATTTGAAGAGAGATAGCATCTAGTGGCCCCTCACAAATAACTAGATGATCTTCTTCTTCATCAAATGGGTATAGGATGTGGGAAGGTTTTGCCCAGCCATCAGAGGGGTTAAGATATTTAGGGGTATCACCCCTTAAACTACGTGCTTGAAAATAAAAAATATTGTTATTTTCTTCAAAAGGAATAATTAACCGATCTTTATACTTAGGATGTTGAGAGATATAGTATCTATTTTCTCCTGTTTTTAGATTAAATAGGTTACGGGAGTACAAGAAAGTCCATGCTTTTTGGATCACTACGTCTTCAGTGTCATAATCATCTAAAGTGATAGGGAGGAGATTCAGATCAGACACATTTGAAGAAACTTCTTCACGCTTCCTGGGGGGAGGAGAGTACGGTTCAAACTCCTCATTTAGTTCTTTAAAGAGAATATCGGCTTCTGCTTCCCTATAGGAGATGTCCTCTAGAAATGCATATAGCTGGATGAAGTTACCCTTCTTTCCAGTCTTAAAGCACTGCCAGAGGCCAGTATCTAAATTGATACTCAGATGCCTTTTCCAATCATTATTAATAAATAAGGTAGGAACGATTAGTTCTACGTTATTTGAGGATAACTTATAATTATCCTTGAACTTTTCTAATAAGTAGCCTCTAATGAATTGAGGTGCCATAATGTTTATAAATACAATTTCAGAATCAAAAGCTAAGACCTTTAAAGACTGTCAGTTGAAGTACCGATATAAGTATGTTGATCGCTTCAAGGAGGAAGCTAAAAATAAGGATGCTTTGCATTTTGGTTCCTACATACACAAAATCTTTGAGGAGGGGGTTGAGGCAACAGAGGTTGCTACCCTTACTACTATAGCCGAAAATATCAAAAAAGACTACTCTTTCTCAGAATCTTATACGCCTAAGATCAGAAAATGTATTGAGAACTTTTTAAGATTCAATGCTTCTCTTCAAGAGACTGTAGCTACTGAGTTAGTCTACGAGATAGTATACGATGAAAAATATGATATTAAACTAAATGGTATTATCGACCGTGTCATTAAAGGGAAGGATGGAGGATATCTAATTATTGACTACAAGACCTCCAAGAGAGAGCTATCCGAATTAGATCTGTATCAGAATACTCAAATGCAGGGGTATGCTTATGCTATCCACAAGCTGCTGGATGTCCCTCTTAAAGATATTGTGGTTGCTCATTATTACCCTCTTACTAATAACTTTATCAATGTTAAATACTCTCCTGCTCAAATCCATACTTACCTTAAAGAAAAGGTTGAAGCAGTGTGGAAGATTCGCAAGATGAAGAAGGAAGAGTTCAAAGCGATGCAGAATCAGTTCTGCAATTGGTGCGGGTACAAGTCTATATGCCCAGAGTTTAATTCTGGAAGACTATGTGAGGAGAGAATTGAGCACCTCCGTAAACGCCCCGTAAATAAGAGAACCCCCAATAAGAAGAAATAAGATCGCTAGACCTCCAAAGTAGAGAGTCGTTATCATCCCGCTCAAGCGAGGCGATCCGCTATTAAGGGCACTAAGTATTTCGTACTCTACGAAGTTATTTTTGTCTTGGCCTATCATTGATTATTAATGGGTAATATATAGTTATGTCAATTGATTGAAAAAAGTTATCTACTTGATCTGGGGAATACCTACATTTTTTAGTTAGATAATTATAAAGACTACTTATTTTTAATACTTTTTGTTTGTTTAAGGATTCCAGTATTTTCAATTGAAAATGCTTAATAAACTTCTCAGAGTATTTATATCTCCACTTCTCTACGAACTTTTTATGTAGAGTAAAATTTACTAAATCCATAAAATCTATAAAATCTATATCGGTATTCATAGCTATATTAAATATATCCTATAAGAGACAAGATGCCACAACTTTCAAAAGAAACTCAAAAATTTTTATTATTTCGAGGGGCTGATCTACGAGACAGCCAGGATGTAAAAAAAATACTAAGACCTATTCCTAACAGCGCGTCTCGTATTACACCAGGGGATCTATTAATATTTAGGTATTGGCATGGGACTGGAGAAGGTAGTAGGGAACAAAAAGGAG